CCCCCCCTCCCTAGATCGGAAGAGGGGGCTTGCATACAGATTTGGTCGTAAGGTTAGAAACTTAATGGGAACTGGAGAATATAAAAATGTTTTTGACAATGTTGTATTAAGTGCAGATAGTAAAGCTGCAGGAAGATGGGAGACAAATTATGGTGGCGAATATTTTGCAGCTGGTGTTGGTGGTGCTATTACTGGTCGTGGTGCTGATTTACTTATCATTGATGATCCTCATTCAGAGCAGGATGCTCTTAGTGAAACTGCCTTGGATAATGCTTATGAGTGGTACACTTCTGGTCCTCGTCAGCGTTTACAACCTGGTGGTAGGATTCTAATTGTTATGACCCGTTGGTCCACGAAAGATTTAACGGGACAACTGATGAAAGCACAAACAGAACCAAAAGCTGATACGTGGGAAGTTGTTGAGTTTCCAGCGATCTTACCAAGCAATACACCGATATGGCCACAGTATTGGAAGTTAGAGGAACTCGAAGCAGTCAAAGCTTCTTTGACAGAACAAAAGTGGCAAGCACAATGGCAGCAGAATCCTGTATCCGAAGAAGGATCTATCATCAAAAGAGAGTGGTGGCAGTTGTGGGATAAAGAGGACCCGCCCGATTTGGTACACATCATACAAAGTTATGATACGGCCTACAGCAAAAAAGAGACCGCCGACTATTCTGCAATATCGACCTGGGGTATATTTTATCCAAAAAATTCTTATAAGCCTCATGCCATGTTAATGGATTCTAAAAAAGGTAGATGGGATTTTCCTGAATTAAAAAAAGTTGCGATGGAAGAATATAAATATTGGGAACCAGAAACTGTTTTGATTGAGGCTAAAGCTTCAGGTATGCCGCTTACTGATGAACTTAGAAGATTAGGAATACCAGTTGTTAACTTTACACCGAGCAAAGGAAATGATAAGTACGTACGTGTGAATTCTGTTGCACCGTTATTTGAAGCGGGAATGGTTTGGCGACCAGACGCAAGGTGGGCAGAGGACATGGTAGAAGAGTGTGCTGCTTTTCCATTTGGAGATCACGATGATTTAGTGGACAGCATGACACAAGCTATGCTAAGGTTTCGTCAAGGTAATTTTGTGGTGCATCCAGAAGATTACGACCCGGAGCCTATAGCGATAGGGATAGAACGAAGTTATTATTAGGAGGCCATATGGCAGAGAGCACAACACCATCAAGAATAGCACAGCTTTTTGATTTGTATAAAGATGCTATTGAAGCACAAGACGATGATAAGATCCAAGAGATAGAATCAGAATTATTTATAATTAGTCCAAAACTAGTTAAACCTAGCAAAGGTAAAAAAGGTGGACTAATCACGCCTCGTGGATTTAAAAGAATGAAAAAAGGTAAAAGAAAAACAACTAGGATTTCATAATGGCTGTAGAAAAAAAGATTCAATCAATTCCAGATTTCAAACCAATACAAGAACCTAACCCTGAAGCAGAGATATTGATCGAAGATGCAAGAAGAGAAGCTAATTCAGATGATATCGATGTTATACAAGAGGATGATGGTGGAGCAACTGTAGACTTTGACCCGAACCGTGCACCGATGACCACGGGTTTTTATGATAATTTGGCGGAAGTTATCTCCGAATCAGAGTTAGAAAATATAGCAAGCGATTTAGTTGGTGAATTCAAGGCGGATCGCGATTCACGGTCCGAGTGGGGCGATGGATATACCAAGGGACTAGACCTTTTAGGCCTAAAATACAACGAAAGAAGCCAACCATTTCAAGGTGCAAGCGGTGTAACCCACCCATTATTAGCAGAATCAGTCACACAATTCCAAGCACAGGCTTTTAAAGAGATGTTACCGCCGCAAGGACCGGTAAAAACAGCAATTTTAGGCGTAGAAACGCCAGAAGTTGTAGCACAAGCAGACAGAGTGCAAGATTTTATGAATTATCAGCTAACAACAGTCATGGAAGACTACACTCCAGACATGGATCAGCTGCTTTTTCACCTACCACTAGCAGGATCTGCGTTCAAAAAAGTATATTATGACGGAACAAAGGCACAATGCGTGTCAAAATTCGTGCCAGCAGAGGATTTGGTTGTAAATTACCTAGCCACGGATCTCGAAACAGCGGAACGCGTATCACAGATCGTGAAAATGACACGAAATGAATTAAGAAAACTACAAGTCAACGGATTTTACAGAGACATAGAAGTAGAAGAGAGTGATGAGGAATCAAAAATACAAGATAAGTATAATAAACTAGAGGGTGTAGAAAAAACGGAATACGATAATAACACATACACACTTTACGAAATACATTGCAATTTAGACATAAAAGGTTTCGAAGATAAAGACGGGAATACTGGAGAAGATACAGGTATAGAGCTTCCATACATTGTAACAATAGATGAAGGATCAAATAAAATTCTTTCTATTTACAGAAACTACAAGGAAGATGACGCTCTTAAAAAGAAAACACAATATTTCGTACACTACAAGTTTCTTCCTGGTCTTGGCTTTTATGGTTTTGGTCTTATCCATATGCTTGGAGGTTTATCAAGAACGGCTACCTCCACGCTTCGTCAACTTATCGATGCGGGAACACTATCAAACTTGCCTGCAGGTTTTAAAGCACGAGGTCTTAGAATCAGAGATGACGATTCACCGATACAGCCAGGCGAATTCAGAGATGTTGATGCACCAAGCGGAGACCTGCGCCAAGGATTATTACCTCTTCCTTACAAAGGACCCGATCCAACTTTATTTCAATTATTAGGATTTTGTGTAGACGCTGGTAAACGTTTTGCTGCTGTCGCTGATATGAAGATAGCAGAAACAAATACAAACGCACCTGTCGGCACCACTCTTGCTTTGATGGAACAAGGGGCAAAAGTCATGAGTGCGATTCATAAAAGATTACACTATGCACAAAAAATAGAATTTAAATTATTGGCAAAGTTGTTTTCAACTTCACTGCCACCCGAGTACCCGTATCAGGTCGTGGGTGGCAACCAAACAGTTAAACAAACAGATTTTGATGATAGGATTGATGTCGTTCCAGTATCCGATCCAAATATGTTTTCGATGTCACAAAGAGTGGCGATGGCGCAGCTGTTATTACAGTTGGCACAAAGCAATCCTGAACAACACAATTTGCAAGAAGCTTACCGCCGTATGTATCTTGCATTGGGAGTGGATAACATTGAGGCGTTGCTTCCTCCACCGCCTCAACCACAACCAACAGATCCTGCTTTAGAAAATTCTATTGCATTGTTGGGTAAACCATTAAAAGCTTTTCCTGGACAACTACACAAAGCACACATAGATGCACATCGTGCTTTTATGTCTAGCATGTTGGTTAAAACAAACATGATGACCATGAGTCTTTTGCAAGCTCACATATCCGAACATGTATCTTTTCAAGCAAGAGAAGAAGTGATGCAAGAGATGGCACCACAACTACAACAAGCTGCACAGCTTCCACCAGATCAACAACAGCAACTTCAAATGCAAATTGAAAATAAAGTCGCTGAAAGAATTAGTGTAATCACAAACAACATGGTTGTTGAAGAACAAGAAATGATGGAGGGTATGGATCAAGACAGTCTTGTTGAATTACGTAAAAAAGAATTAGACCTTCAAAAAGCAGAACTGAGAAGAAAAGAAAAAGCTGATGAGAATGATGTTGCAGTTGACTTGTTGAAATTAAAACAAAAAGCGCAGCAGAATAAGGACAACTTACAGTCAAGACAAGATATAGCTGGACTTAGAGCGGCAGTTACGCTATCTAAAATGAATGGTAGATCTACCCAATAAAACTTTTAATCCTGAGCTAGCTCTTGAGATATATAACAGTGTAAAAGCTAGGGCTGTTCAAGATAATATTCATTTAGTTGATTTTGCTGCGGCATTGATTACTTGTTCTAAGGTTATTCTTAAAGAAGAACTTGGAGAAAAAGAGGCTGAGATGTTATTTGATTTGATAAATAAATCTTGGATTGTCGAGAAAACTAGTGTAACACTTCACTAATGAAAAGATTAAAACCAATACCAAGTAAAAACAAAGGATTACCAAAGCTGCCTAAAGCTGTCAGAAATAAGATGGGCTTTATGAAAAAAGGTGGATTAGCAAAAGCTACTGCAGCATTAAAAGCTAGAGGCCTAAAGCGTGGTGGACCTGCAAAGAAGAGAGGCTAACAATGAAGTTTAAACAAACAAAAACAGAAGTTGTAAAACAAAAAAATCCTTTTCCAACTATGAAAACTGCATCAGATGCAGCCATAGTTTTTGCACCTTTTGTTGAAAGACAAAATAAAGGTCCTGGTCCAAAAGGGCAGACTAGCAAGCAACAAATCAAAAAAGTTGCTTTCAAGGGTGTAAAGTAATAAAACCATTTCAACAAAGGAGGTTTCTATGAAACTTTTATCAGATCTATGGGATCACTTAAAAGAGTGGTCAGACTGGAGTATGAAGGACTGGATTAAAGCTGGTATCGTAGCACTAGTCGTAATAATAATTATAGGATCAATCTAGATTAATGGTTTGGCAATTATTAGCAAAGCCCTTACTTGGCGTCGTCGCTGATGGCGTCAAGGGTTTTGTAGAAACAAAGAAAGCAAAACAAGAATTAAAATTAACAACAATCAAAGCAACACAGAAACTTAAAGAAGATCAGATTGCCGGTAAAGTTGCATGGGAGCAAAGCGCTGTCGATCAAATGAAAGGATCGTGGAAAGATGAGGTGGCATTAATTGTACTACTTCTTCCAGCAGTTTTAGTATTCACGCCTTTACAAGATCATGTGCATAAAGGGTTTCTCGCTTTGCAAGACCTACCATCGTATTATCACAACCTACTTTACATTGCGATTTCAGCGAGCTTTGGGATTAAGGCAGGATCTAGTGCGATAGGCATGTTTAAAAAGAAATAATATTGAATTTAACTTTTGACACTAAAATTGTGCAACACACAAACCAAGGCCATTATGGTGTTTATATTTTTAGAGGCCTCTTCGACGCTTCATATTTAAATCTTTTACTAGACAAAACATTACAACTAACTCATGTTGATTCAATGCATAACAAAACAAATGTGAAAGCTAACATGACAGATTATCAAGCCTTAATTAAAGATCCTGATTTTTCTTTTTTAATAGACACAACCTTAAGTTTTCTAAAAACTTGCATTATGTTAAGAACACCTCATTGGAAAAATGATCCATTAATAGAGATCAGAGATTGTTGGGGTATGCAATTTAAAAAAGGACAATTCT